TTTAAACTTATCTACAGAATAATCTCCAGATTCTTCAAAAGTTCTTTTAGCAAAATAATCCTTAATTAATGAATACTGAGATTTATTTTGTAATTTCTTTATTTCTCCATTGTCTAAACGAATTAACTCGACAAAGTTTTTGTCGTCATAATCAGTTAATTCTTTTTGTGTTAATGAAGTTGAAATTTTTAGTCTATCTGCACCTGGTGCAGCATAATTAGAATATCCTTTAGCATTATCATATAATGAAGTGTCAATTCCAGCATTGACAATCTCTTCACTAATTGATAAACCTACTCTATATGATGGACTATTATCATATGGACTAATAATTAAAGTATCAGAATCAACATTGACAAAATGACCTCTAAGGAAATAAACCCCCGTTGTAATGCCTACAGCAGCGCCAGTAGCAGTTGACTGATTATCGACCAGGGTTGCTACAGTATCACCAGAATTTATCGTTGTATTGCCGTATGTCAGGGTATCCTGTGTGATTAGGACCTCACTATCATCAAATAGGGAAAATTGGAAATCTTCACTGGAGTTAATATATTTTACATATAAAGTTGGAGTTTCTACCCCTTTGTCGGGTGGAAGTAAATAATTTACAACTTTTGCGGTGTTTCCTGTATTTTGACCTTGTAATGTCTTTCCAACTAAGTTTTGTATATAGAGGGATACATCTATCCCAGCATGGTCTGGATTTATCTTTACAGCATAGTATTGTGGATCATATGTAATACCACCAGGTATTACCATCGACCCTTCTTTGAAAACGTGACTTCCGAAGGATTCAACCTGATTCTGGAGAATTGACTGTAAAGTTGTTAATTCTCTAGCCTGAACAGGAAATCCTGGCTTAAATAATACCCGATAGAAATTATCTTTGGGATCAAAATCATCATAATATGGGTTGATATTTAAATTTGTCTTCTGTGGCATTTTTAAAATTCCAGGATAATTTTAACGTCTTCTTTTTGTCTGGAGTTTCTCGAAATTAAGGGACGATTGTCGAGATAAATTATCTCCCCTGAACCTTTATTTATTTCAGAAGTTGCAAGACCATTTGTAAACTCCATTCCCAGATCAACAACTTTACTACCAGATGGATTTGTTGTTATTCCGGTAAATGTTGTATCTATTGAACCAGAAAATCCACCAGATGTTGTAACTGTATTTGATGTTGATTCAAAACTAAAAGTTTTGGATGCTGTAGAGATTCCAGAATAATCAGTTTGATCTAATGTTGTTTGGTTAAAAGTTAGAGATCTATCAACAAAGTATTTTACAACTTTTGTTTCAGTATCATAAGATGCAACATAACCTTTTGCAATTCCACCAGTAACAACTTGATTTAGTTTATCACCAACAGATAAAGATCCAACAGCAGATTCAAACTTAATTGCACTTAATGATGAAAACTGGTTTTCAGAATAAACTGTTGTGGATCCAATTGAAGTTGGATTTTTAACTATTCCAACCTGTGCAAATTTTGAATCTATTGGAAAATCTTTTGTTGAATCATCAAATCTTGCATAAATTAAAATTTTATCAGATCCAAGTTCTTTATATAAATCATACCCATGCCCCTTTGATGGTGGGATAATAGGTATCAAATGTGCATATGTTCCTGCCGCACTTCCATTGATGGATCCTAAATCAACAATACCATAAGTATATCCCTTTCCACCAGAAGAAACTGTGGCATTTGTTATTTTACCACTTACAACATCTACAACTACTTTTCCACCAGTTCCATCACCTAAAATATTAACTTCTTGTCCAAGACCACCAGAATAATTTGAACCTTGATTTTCTATGTAAACTGTTTTGATCTGATTTTCATAAACACTAGAATCACCATTATCCCTAACTGCAGAAATTTGAGCATCAGATGATGATTCCCAATCATTGGGTAAAGCAATATACTCTGTAGAATCAAACTTAATAATATCACTTGGATTGACTGTAAACAGATATTTCCACACATATCCATCACCACTTTCACCAGCTTTAGATGGTTCTAAATCCGTAAATGTTGGTTCGTCTTGAGAAGCATTTCCGGTGGTACTGATTCCAGAAGAACCATTTTCAATACAAATATAAACTTTATAATCGGAGTTTAAAACATAGTAATTAGCATCATATAATCTAGTAGATTGGGTGATTGGAGATGGATTACTAGCACTATAATCATGCCTATACATTTCATATCTGGTTCCCCTGGTCCAATCAATTCTTCTAATCAATCTTTTGGCGTTAATTGGGGTAACTTTTTTGCCAAACATCATAGTTTGACCAACATGATTTAAATAATTAATATTATCAGAAGGAGTCGGCGTATTATCATCCCATGTCGTGCTTCTTCCAAATCCAACCGCAGTTGGATTTGGTAAACTCAAAAAAACATAATATGAGTTTGAATTATTATCAATCGAGTCTACAAAATTACTCGCATTTAATATTCTAAACTGATCTGTTACAATTGCCGCCATCTTAATAGCTTTTTTCTATATTTATAGATCTTTTCTTAAGGAGCCAGTATCTCTTAATCCATATCCACGTCTTTGGATCGTTGGGAATGTTGACAATCCAGAATCAATTGTTAAACCAGTCACTCCAATAGAAATTGGAGAAGAGGATCTAGTAATTCCAGAAAGTCTGCCCCAAGAGAATCTTCCCAAAGGTAGAACTGTACTACCAGTCGTTCCTATACCAATAATAGAACTGTCGGATTTAACATTAGTTGTAATTACCGCATTTCCTCCTTGTGTTGTTATACTATGAACATAGTAAATATTATCTAAGAAAGTCGTTCCAATACCTACAACTGAAGAATCGCTATCATCAATAGAAGTAACTCCATTACCAACAGTAGTGTCAAATATGCAAATTGGATATCCAACATTTACTCCAGTAAATGTATTTGGTATATTCAATGAGAATCTTATTGCAAGTGGATTTCCACCAGTTCCTGATGTTGTTGTAATTCCTGTTATAATTCCAGAGAATCCTTCAACAGTATCTATTGTAGTTACATTTTCATATGATGGTGTTGGGAAAGGAACAATTACTTTTGGTTGATTGGTTAAAGAATAACCAAGACCTGGATTTGTTATTGTTATTGGTGCTGTAAGAGAACCATTTGTAATTGTAATAGTAGCAGTAGCAGTTGTACCAACACCAACACTTACATGTTTTGGTGCTGCAATTTTAACTTCTATTGTAGAACCAATGTATCCAGATCCAGAATTTACAATATCTAGAGATTGAATAGTACCAGCAGCAGAAACAACAGCAGTTACTGCTGCAGAAACTGGGTCTACACTATCAACAATTAAAGCATTTACACTATCAATAACTATAGAAGACTCATTTTCTTCATAATTAAACAATTGTGCATCGTCTACAAAAATTTCAGTATCACTTGAGGATAAATCTTTAATAATTTTTGCAGTTGGATATACCTGAGTTTCTATAGAATCTCTGGATTTAGATACAATTTCATTCAAAATAATCTTATCAACTTTTTGTTTGGACCAACTCATTGGTTTGAAGTTATCTTCATCAATACCAACTCCCGAATAAAGATTAGTCTCAAATATGTCCGAACTTGTTATGCCAACAACTGTTCTTTCATTTTGTGATACTGTATTTGAATTTAAATCATTTTTAAGAATTTGTACACTATCTCCAGATTTAATGGTTTCATTAACATCAACATAAACAGAATCAACATCTTTTGTTCCTCTGTAGAAGAATATTGAAATTACATCACTTTCTTCTGGTGCTTCTGAGAATGTGAAGGAAGTACCTCCACTAAATTGATAATTGACTCCTGGATCTTGAATAACACCATTAACAAAGATCAGTAGAAGTGCATTTAGATCTATCTCTGAAGAATCTACATTTGATGGATTTTTCTGGAAACTTAGAAGTTGGCTATTATAATAAAGGGGGAATCTCTTTCTTACTCCATTTTGTAAATTTGCTATACTGTCAATATAGTCCAATTCACCAAATTGCCATGCTGAAAAACTATCTGTAAAAGTATCAAGAACAGTAAGTTCAAAATCTTGAAGTGGTTCTGCCAGATTCGCATCTGTTACCAAACCTACAGGTTTAAATACATCACCATTTCTAAATCCATATCCTGGGCGAGATATTCTAAAGGATTTAACTTCAAATAATGTTGAACCGATACCAGTTGTTGAACTTGCACCAACTTCTAAGGAAACTAACAAACCAGTTCCAGTTTCTGTCGTTGTTCCAATTCCTATTCTAGAAACACCAGTTACTGAAAGATTCTCATAAGATGGTTCTGAAATACTAATAACCGTATTAGTCACAGCGTATCCAGTTCCACCAGCATTAACGGTAAAGGATAGTGATCCACCAGCACCAACAGTTGCTGAAATGTCAGCACCATTTCCAGTTAATGAAGTAACTGCTATACTTACCGAACCTCTATATCCAGATCCATTAATATCTGTAGAACCAATACCAACTGCTGTAATAGAACCAGATCCATTAATAATTGCCGTTACGGAAGCACCAACTAATGGTGCATAACCTAAACCAGTCGTAGATCCTAGAGAAATAATATAACCACCGCGTGGAAGTTGGTTTTGCTCTATGTAAACAGGATCAATAATTATAGAACCATTGGATGATGTTATTCCAGAGAAGGTTACACTAGAAACTCCCACACCTTCACTTAATTCATAATTATTTCCAGAATTATTATCAGTTGTTGGAGTTTGGAACATGTCATTTATTAACAAAATTCCACTTCCAGTAGATATTCCCGTTGTGTTTACACCAGAAGATTTTAGGGTATAAGTTTGACCAATTCCAGTAAATTGATCCGAAATATCATCATATATTACATTTGAACTATAATCTTGCTTTAAGAATACTCTGCCATTAAATGTTGAGAATACTTCTTGGAGATTGCTAGAATCTATTGTATTGTCTGAACTTCCCTTAGGTGGTTCAGTAAAGTAAATCTTACTACCTTCAATATTATAAGATCCACGATAGATTTGTATTGTAGCACCATCAGTGTGCGTTGTTGCAGAGCTTCCAACAACACCTCTTTGAATCTCAATTAGTGTGGTTATTCCAACATTATCAATTGGACCAGAAGAAGTAGTACCAAATCCAACAGAAAGAACTTTAACATACTCATCATCAATCTTTAAGATATCTGTTGGTCTAACTGAAGTTATTCCAGAAACTGAGATATAACTCGAAGTTGCACTTACAGATCCATTGTCAGTTAAAGTGTAATTAATTGGATTATATGCTAAAGGATATTGAATAACACCATCAACTGATAAGACAGTTTTTTCCAATTTCTTATACATTTCCAATTCATGAGTATTGCCAGAACCAGATGATGTAAATGTAACAGCAGTGCCAGAGGATGCATATTGTGGAGTTGTTGCTAGTTTAAACTGATTGTTATTTAATTTAATTGCATATACAGT